CCTGTCGTCGCGCCAGAGGCTCCGTTGGCGATCAGGAATGTCCTTTGACCCCACAGTTGCTCCAAGAGCATGTTGCCCCGAGCAATCAACTCGTCTGCAGTAGCCTTGCCGTCTGCTCCGATGCTGCCCTTAGATAGGAGGATGTTCCCACTAGCAAGGAACATCTCAGCGCTCTGAGCCGTGTTCTCGGCAATGGATGCAGCGGTGAACGTGTCGGCCATGCCCGCAGCGATAAAGGCGAGGCGCACTTGCGTGTACACCTTCGTCCAAATCACATTGGCTTGAGCCAGGGTGGGTGTAGTGCTTGAGCTTAAGGTCCCAAGCTGAGGAGCCATGCTCGTGGCAGTCGCGAGGTCAGCGTTGTATGCCACGGGGAGACTCCTTATTCAGCGGCTTCGGCCTTAGCCTTCTTCTTCGGTGCGGACTTCTTCGGAGCCTCTACCCACCCCTTGCGGAGCATGCGGGCAGCGTTGTCCTCGTCTACTTCGATCTTGTCGCCGGGCTTATGCTCGACACCGTCGATCTCGCAAGCGCACTTCAGAATCAGCTTAGGCATCTTCCGCCTCCAGTTCACCGATGCGCTCTTCGATCAGATCCTTGCCACCCTTGCGACCATCCGCAGCATGCATCTCCAAGAGGAGGTCCATACTGTCGATGTCCTTCAACACGTTAGGAAGAAGGCGTAAGGGAACGTTGGTGATCGAAGAAGCGTCCGATGCGTCAAAACCAGAGACTGAGGTTGCGCGAGTCTGAGCTACAGGCTCAGGACGAACAACCACCTTCTCTTCAACGAGCCCGATTACCCCGGCATCGAGAAGACTGGGGCTCTCCTCAATGCTCGGGATAATGGAACCTGCGGGGTACATGACCCCGTTATAGATAACAGCCTGTCCAGGCAAAACTTCGTAAGACATAGGGGTGCTCCTAATATTCTTATTACTCTATGACAACCCAAGCAGTCCCGTTGCACACAACGAAATACTGCTTTTCAGTTCCAATAGTGCCCGGCCCGCCCGCGCCCGCCGAGTCCTTGATCACTAAGTTGTGCGAGGACGACTCGTTCTTAATGAAAAAGAAAGACCCCTGTGAGGCAGCCTCGATTGGCATCGTAATGTCCCTGTGGCTTCCATCTGGATCAATAGACAGGAACTGAGCGTCTTGGTTAGTGATCGTGTGATTACCCGAGAGCGTCAACGCACTAAACCCTAGGCGAACCCGGAGACCATTCTCCGGGTTGCTGGGGACACCTTTGTATAAGAGAGTCATGACGACCTCCTACGATACAACGGTGGTGAACAGGTAGCCGAGGTCCGTAGTCGGAGCCGCGAACTGGTCGTTCCAGGTCATGTCAATCTGCTCGACGTAGGGCGTTGGCTCCCAACGACGAACCGCACCGTCCGAGGAACCCTGGAAACGCCACCGCTGGAGGCAAGACTGGGGAGTCATCGGGGAGGGGGAGGTGCGCAGCTTCGCAAACAAGAGGCTCTTGCCCCAGATGTATCCGTTACTTGCAGTCTGTCCCTCGACGGCAGTGTTGGCGACAGCCTTACCGACGTAGATGGTCTCGACATCGAGAGCGCGAGCCAAGTCTTCGTTGGTCAGGAGACCGACGCGACTGCTAGTACGCGAGCAATACTCGAGGATGAGGCTGTTTTGGCGAAGAGCGGAATAGACCTCATAGCCCATAATGGCGACGTTGGGAGCCTCGCCGCTGTTCCTGATGATCGTGTCACGAGCCGTCTGGGCTGTGCTAATCGGGTCAGAAGCAGCGTTGTCGAAGCGGTCAGCACCAGCGAGAGCGGCAGTCTTACCAGCGAAGACCGTACCCGAGAAGGCGATTGCAGCAGCAGCGCGCTCTCGGTTAATCATGCACTCGCGAGCGAGGACTGCAGTGTTTGCCTGTCGCAGGTTCAGGCCGTTCCCCTGAGCGTATGCCTCAGAGGTCTTGCTGATCTGAACACCGAGACCGTTAGCGTCCACTTCCCAGCCAGTCACCTTGCTTACGCTGGTGCTGATGCGGAGAGGAGAAGCCTGCCCGTCAGCCATCACCATGTCGTGACCGGGAGACGCGGCGCTAAAGCCACCGTCTACGGAAAAGAATTTTCCGGTCTTCGTAGGAACGTCTACCGAGGGGAAGATGTCGTCAGCGATAAAGCTTCCGAGAGAAGGACCGAGCAACCGCGCGTAGCGCTGAAGCATCACATCCTGAACGAAACCATGAACATTTGCCATTTTAAGGGTCTCCTAGATACCGATTAGGTCGAGAGGTAAGAAGGCGACCAGAGGAATGCTCCGATGTCACCGTTTGCGTAAGTCTCAAGAGCAATACCGAAGGCGTGGTTGTTGGCACCACCACCGTGGGCACCATCAACCTGCACAGCCTGTGCGCTGGCATTCGATCCAGCGAGGTTGCCTGCAGTGATTGCTCCACCGCACTTCACCTTGATAATCTGGCCCACTTGAACGGGGACGTAGATCGGGTCAGAAGCGGTTCCTGTTCCAACATCGTTGGTCAGAGCCCCGATGGGAAGCTGAGTGGCAATCGTAAGGGTAATGTCGTCGTCACCGTTAGGACGCACGAGATGGTACTCCTTGCCGGCGAGGTCTTCGTTGCACTTGCGAGTCAAGACATAGGGATCAAAAGGTACAGACATCTTACAGTCTCCTAGGAGTCGAGGTTCTCGGCCTCATAGGCCGCGAGCTTAGTTGAATCGGAAAGGACAACCTGCATCGCACGAGCGAATGCTGCTGCCGGGTCAAGGCCTTCTTCTTCGGAGAGCTTCTCTGCGAGAGCGTTGCACTCAGCCGACACGGTGTGTCGCTGAACTCGCTCTGCATCGGTGCCAGCCTTACCCACTTCGGTCACGCCGATGCGGTTCAGGAAGTAGGCCCGGTTAGCTCGCTCCTCACCACAGTGAGTGTAGATGTCGAGGTAGTCGTCGCGCTCCGAAGCAGCGATTCGACCATCAGCACAGGCTCGATCAAGCATGCGCTCAATCTCTTTGCCCTCAAGCTCTTCAAACTTGGCCTTGATGGTGTCTCGGTCTTCGGTGACCGTGTCGAGAGCCTCAGAAAGCGAGTCAGCCTTAGCTGCGCGCTCTCGGAGAGACTCGATCTCAGCGAGAATCTCAGTCTCTGTGACGCTTTCGCCCAGAGAAAGAGCTTGCGAAATGTTCGATGTACCCATGTCTGGATTCCTCTTTTCAGATGCTGCCACTGGCTGCATGCCAGCGACGAAAGGTTCGTTGGTGAGAGTGCCGCCGATCAGTGCCCACTCTCCGAGCTTCTCGCCCGTTTTCTTCGACCGAGCGCCGTCCGCAGGGACTGCTTCGATGCTGAATCCGTCGAACTCGCCGGCCCGGATCCTACGCTTGGCCTCTTCGGTCCATCGGACAGTGCCCATCAGGCTGACCGAGCCGTCTTCGTTGGCTCGAACGTGAACGTCGATGATTCGCCCAGCGGCTTTGGTGCTCTCTGCGTCGAGCGCTCCCGAGATGGCTGCGTGGTTGTAGCCAACAGGTGCCCCGGTGGAAAACCAACCCTCAGACTTAATCAGAGCGTAGCCCCGAGACATCGACTCGATGTCCTCTGCCGAGAGAGACACCTTTCGGTCCGAGGCTCTCCCGTAGTGAGTTCCAGAGCGAGCCAACTCGACCGTCTTGTCAATCTCGACATCGTCAAGACGAAGAGCGTCCGACCAATCGGACATCTCGATCTTCGACTGCTGCATGTTGCGAGCTTGCTGCATCTCTTCGTCAACCTCGGGGTAGTCGTCAAGAGACTCTTCTCGCTCACCCTCAAGCAACTCGCGACCCTTGGCTTGGACCTTAGCGATGATGTCTGGCGACAGGCTCGCTTTGGGAGCTTGGGCGATTGCGTTACGGAGGTGCGGGAGGTCTACCTTCCCAGAAGCGTCAC